TGAAAAACAGGTCGGCAATGATCTGGTTTCAGTTCAAAACCTGATGGACCCGTCAATCGTTTGATCCTGGAGATTTCATGTCGGAAGAAGGCTTTATCAAGCGTGACTATCTGCGCCTATTCGGTGAAAAGTTAGTCGATCAAGGCTACGTTGTTGTCCCGATCCAACCAGGGAAGAAAGCTCCAGGCTTTGACGGCTGGCAAAAAAGCAAGGGTCGCAAGGAAGAAGTCAGGAGCTGGTTAGAAGGCGGCTTCAAGAACGCAGGGGTAGGGATCTTAACCAAGGTCACTTGCGCAATCGACATCGACTGCCGCGACGAAGAAACTGCTGACCATTTTGAGAAGTGGTGCTTCAAGCACATCGGCAAAGCGCCCGTGCGCATAGGAAAGGCACCAAAGCGCTTGCTGCTGTATCGGGCGAGTGAGCCTTTCAAAAAGCGCAAGTCCAGTGTCTACATTGACGACTGGGGCAATCAAAATTTGATCGAGTGTTTGGGGGATGGCCAGCAGTTCGTTGCTTTCCACGTCCACCCTGAGACAGGAAAACCCTACACGTGGAACGACGACGCTTCGCCGCTGAACATTCGTGCTCAAGATCTGCCAGAGGTCTCCGTTGAGCAGATCGAGCAACTGATTGCCGAGTTCGAAAAGCATGCAGTCTCGCTGAAGTGGGATCTGCACAAGAAATCCAGAGCTGCCGCTGCCTCTGAAAGCTCTGTCGATGACAACCCGTGGGTGGAAGACACACACCCAATCGACATTACTGACGACGAGCTGCGCCAGCGTTTGATGATCGTCGGCGGAACCGAAGACTACGACACCTGGTTTCAAGTGGGCATGGCTCTCTACCACCAGTACGACGGTGACGAACTCGGCTTCGAGATGTGGGATGAGTGGTCCGAGACCGCTGACAACTACGACCGTGACGCGTGTGAACGGCATTGGAAGTCGTTCGATGTAGCCGGTAAAGGTCGGGCACCTCTAACTGCACGATTTATTTTGCGTTTGGCCAAGGAGACGGTTGAACGCACGGCGCTTGAACTTGGAAACAAGCTTCGCGATGCGTTCGTTTCAGCCAAGACGTTCGAAGAGTGGACCAAAGCAAAAGAGATGGCTCGCGATGCTGAGATTGACGGCATCACACGTGCTTCGTTAGCCTCAGTTGCCAAGAAAAGCTACGACGACATCACAGGCACGAAGACACCACTGTCCGAAATCAAGAAGGCCATCTCGTTCCGACCAAGGGCACGCGAAGGAACACCGAGCTGGGCTGAGAACTGGGTTTACGACACATCGGATGACCGTTTCTTCAGTCTGGAGATGAAGCTTGCTGTGACCAAACAAGGCTTCGACGCAATGTACGACCGAAAGGCGATCACGAAGCGAGATGTGCTCGAAGGAAACGGAGTACCTAGCACCTCGGCTTCAGATCTGGCCTTGAAAACTTTCAACGTGCCAACGGTCATGGGTCGTCGCTACATGCCAGGTCGTGACACTGTCTTCCACGAACCTGATGGGACCTTCGCCAACACCTACGCTGATCACGAGATCCCGGAAGTACCTGAAAAGATGCTTCCGAAAGACATTCGGGCAGTTGAGCGTGTGAAAGCCCACATCAGCCACCTGTTGCAAGATCCCAATGAGCAGGAGATGTTGCTCGACTGGATGTCATGGGTCGTGCAAAACCCAGGTAAGCACGTGAACTACGCTGTGCTGCTGCAGGGTGTTGAGGGTGACGGCAAGTCATTCTTCGCTGAACTCATGCGTGCTGTGATGGGTGTCAGCAACGTGACCATGTTGAATGCGCACATCGTCCACAGTGATTTCACTGACTGGGCCTATGGCCAATGTGTCGCCTGTCTCGAAGAAGTTCGCATCGTCGGGCGACAGGGCAAAGACAAGTGGGAGACGGTCAATCGCATCAAGCCGTTCATCACCAACAACGTGATTGAGATTCACCCCAAGGGAAAAGCTGTGATCAACGTGGTGAACACCACCAGCTACATGCTTTTCTCCAACTACAGGGATGCTCTGCCGCTCGACGACAACTCGCGTCGTTACTTGGTGCTCTTCAGCCGCTGGCAGCACCGCGACGAGCTGCTGAAGTTCAAGTCGGATAACCCGAAGTATTACGAGCTGCTCTATGACACGCTGACGGAATGCCCAGGTGCCCTTCGCAAGTGGCTGCTTGAGCACGAGCAGGATTTCATCTTCGACGCTCGCGGTGATGCGCCTGAAACTAAGGCTCGCAAGATCATGATCGCAAAGAGCAAGCCTGAGTTCATCCAAGTTCTGAACCAGGTCATCGAAGAGGACAAGGATGTCTCGGCATCACGCCAGCTTCTGGACATCACAACCCTGTCTGACGCAATCGTCGGCCACGGGATCGATTGGCCAAGTCCTAAAACTCTCGTTTCAATGCTCGAACGCGACGGATACGAGTTCCTCGGACGTGTTCGGATCAACAGCGACGAGGGTGGCCACGCGTTCTATTCCAAGACTCCTGACGTTTTCACGTATTTGGCAGATGACGGTAGGACTCAGCTAGACACCGTGAAGGTTCGTAGATTTATCCAGGAGCGCACGAAACGGATCGGCGAGGGGGTCACCGGCTTCGAGGAAGAACTCTAGCCGTAGGTTAGGTTCTACGATAGGCCACCTGCGGGTGGTCTTTTTTTTGCCAAGTCTAAATCTAGGTTTAGCCAAAGTTCGGCCAAAAAATGGCATGTACGCGATGTACTGGATAAGTGGCACTTTGACACTGCTGACCGGCTGGAATTTTTTTCTAAATTTTTTTCCTGTGCACGTAGGCTAAATAGTAGTTATCAAGTACATCAAGTACAAGATTGGTCCTAGGTTTAGGATTGTCTCTTTTTTGCAAACCTAGATACAGACCTGTAACCAGTTCTTAACGCAAGTGAGTAGACACTAACAAGTGATTCGATTTAATCCATTTTTTTTAGACCCTTGGTCAGGGGTAAAAGATCACCTTGGCCATATCTAGAAC